GGTGGATTCTCTAAACTAAATTTAGAAGCCATTACATAATGGATATATAAAGAGAATAATAAAATTATTTAAATAAATGTCTCAACTTTACGATTTAGAATTTAATAAAAGTGATGTAGTTCTACGTAATATATTAATAGGTGTACTAGCGACGCTTAATAATAAAATGTATTGGTATAATAGAATTAGCCAAACCGAGAAGAAAAAAATTAACATTCCATTTTATTTTAGTACTACCGGAGATGAACGATTCTTAATGGATACGTTTATGAATACGGTTTCTGCAGGTGGAACTGATAAAACAAAAGCTGAAGGAGTATATAATCAAATACCTAGAGGTATTGTACAATTAGATAATGTTTCTATTGATGCTGGTTCTATGACTAATAAATTTGTTAGAGCCTTTTATCAAAGAACTCAAGAAGATGGAACTTTACGAACTAAAAGTTCAGAAGTATTTATGGTACCTTTAAAAATGCCATTTACTGTTGATATTCATGTTAATACAAATTTAGATATATTTAAAGCTATTCAAAGGGCTATTCAAATATTCTACAAACATCAAATATTTCAAGTTGATATAGATGGTACTAGAATTCCTGCAGTTGCTTCAATGCCTGAAGATTTTTCTAAAGAACGTCCTATTGAATATTCATTTGGTGATAAAAAAGAATGGAAGGTAACTTTTAATATAGAAGTTCAAACATTCTTACCAATATTCAAAAATGCTGAGAATGGATTCCTCGGACCTAATGATACAGAATTCGACGCATCAAACGTAATGCAAGGATTTGGTTCAAATATATTATTTGCCGATAGAGGAGGTATTAGTAGTATAAGTCCATTTGCTGCTGATTATGATTCAAATAATAATGCGTTTGGACCTGGAAGTGTTAACCAAACAGCATCTGGTGTATCTGGATTTGAAAATAATACAGATTCTAATACAGGATCTTTTGATAATAGTGTAACGGACAATGTTAATGGAAATGGACCTAATCAATCAGGAAATCAAGTTGATCCTACAAACACAGATAATCGAGGTGGATATGGTCCTACTTGGCCAGTAAGAAATCCAACACCATTACCAAAAAATGGAGGAGCTACATCGAGTTAAATTAACTTAATTATTAAAGATAAATATATAAACAAAATAAAATTATACAATGAGCAAACTAAAGAATTTTGACGAATTTGTCAATGAAAATTTGGTTATCGGAGGAACATATAAACACTTCGGACCTGGATCATTAGATCCTATCATTCAAAAACTTATAGGCGAAGGAAAAAACGAATCTATTATTAGAACATATTTAACATCATTAGGTGTTGAAGCTTGGAGAATAGATAAGGCAATGTCTAAATTCGGTGGAGTTGAATTTTCTGGTGAAAAGAATATGAATGAAGCTAAGACTAAGAAAACTTTCGAAGAAACCGCAAATAAGTTTCTTTCTGATATTAACGAAGAGGATGAAGAAGCAATTGATGAAGCATCTCGTTGGAAAGGTAAAGAAATATTTCCTAATTGGGTTAAACCAAACGAACTTTCTGGATTAATCAAAAAAGAAAAGGATTTAGAAAAAGGTTCTATGTATGCTTTATTAGACTTAGGTTTAGATGTTTGGCAAGCGGAATACGAATACGAAGGAAAGGTTGGACCTATACATATATTTAAATCAACTGCTCAAGGAACTAGTGATGATTCTAATATAGAATTTACTGATAGCGAATTAAAATCTGCACTTAAGAATTTAGAAATTGCAGTAATGGAAGCTAATCAAATGACCGTTAATGAAGCTAAAATTAATAAAAATGCTAAACGTTCAATAAAATCTCATAATAAAGTAAAACCAGGAATGGTTGCTATAGACTATAATGATGAGCCTTACACCGTCGTTGGAGTTGGTAAAGCTAGTGAATTACTTGATTTCGATGATAGTGGAATTGCTGCTGATGAAATGGATATGGATGAACCAGCAATCGCAACAATAGGAAGAGGTGGTTATGCTGTTTATTCTTATATGCCTGATGGTGCTGTTGTTTATGAATCAGAAGTTAATGAAGCTAGATTTGTAAAAGATTTTAATAAAGATGTTTTAGACGCTACTACCCAAAAGGAAGTAAAATCAATATATCCAAAGGCTGAATTCTTTACAGGTAAATCAAATCATTTCTTTGGAGAGCTTGATGATAACTTATTCTTTAAAGCATATTATATAAAAGGTCAAACAGAATTTGAGATTAAATCAATTTATTCTCAGAAAGGAAGTAACTATGTTCATTTATATCTTAATGAATCTGTAGTTAACGAAGCAAAGACTAAGAAAACTTTTGAAGATGCTGCTGCTGCATTTCTTTTAGGTTTAGCTGGAAGCGATCAAATAGATGAAATGTCAGAAAACAAGCTGCCAACTAATGAAGAGGTAACAAAATGTATTGCAGATGGAATGACTTACGAACAAGTTTGTGAAAAATATCCAGATGCAGATAAAGCAAAATTAAAAGAGATGTACGAATCATGTGGTAAAAAACATGAGAGCGTATCAGAAAAACTTAATAAAGAATCACTTCAAATTGAAGAAGGTGATGGTGAAGATATTGATGATATGATCGATGATCTTGCTGATGGTGATGAAGATGAATATCAAGGTCCTGATGATGAAGCTCCTAAAGATGAGAAATCTGATGATTCTGATGATTCTGAATCTGGTTTAGATAAAGCAGTTAAAGATGCTAAAAAAGATAAGAAAAAACTAGATAAAATTAAAGACATATTAACAAGTGAAGCTGAGGAGGTTGAACTTGATAAAGACGGAAAAGAAGAAAAGGATAAAGAAAACATCGAAGACGAAGAAAGTGGAGATGAGATCGAAATCGAAGAATCCGTTAATAAAGAAAGTGATGCATACATGGCTGCAGTACTTGAAGGTCTTAAAAAGAAATTCAACGGGTAATATCCTAAAAAAAGCCGGAGATATATAATTAAATTCTATAATAAAAAAAACACAACGAAATGTCACAAGTTTTAGAAAATCTAGATTTGAGAGCTAAGCTAGAAAACTTATATGAATCATTGGATGACCGTAACGGTTCTTCAAAAATGATTGTTGAGAGTTATATCAAGCAATTAGATCTTAGATCTGACTATTCAATTTTAAGAGATTGTGTTGCAGAAATGGTGCAATATGACTGGTTAAATCAAGTAGATACATTTATTAATGAGTCTACTAAATACGTAAGAGATAACGAAATATCTTTTAGTGTATTAAACACATTAGAATCTTTACATTCAAATAGAAATAAAGAAACTTTTACTTCTGCAATAAATACTTTGGAAGAATTAAAAGATCTTTCTGAATCGGAATTAAGAAAAAGACTTCCTAATAAAATGGCTACTCACTCTTGGGTACCTGGAATTAAAGAATTAATTTCATTATCAGAAGCTTTATCAGGTAAAAATTCTTCAACAAATAATAACGTTACTAATAAAAGAACAGTATCTCCAGTTTTAGAAACTGAATCTGGTGAATTTATTTTTAACGTAGGAAAACGTCATTATTCAATGAACGAAAGCGGTGAAGTTAAATTAGCTAATAAAAACGATATTACATCGGAATTTTATTCGTTAACTCAATTAGCTGAAAATTTCGTTCCTACGGAAGAAGGATTAAGAATGAAATTAAGTAATGGTATTGTTGATATCTCTGTTAACGAAAACGAAGATGGAACAATAACAAAAGAACTTAAATTAGATGGAGCTAAATTAGATGAAAATCATTTATCATCTTCTTTAATGGCAACTGGTAAATTTAGAGCTGGTGAATATGATGTTATTAAAGTTTTAGAACATGCAGTTCATTCAGCTGAAAAACTTGTAGAATTAGATTTTGTTGAAACTATCACATCTAACGTTTATGAAGGTGTTGAAGTTAATATCCTAAAAACTGATAACGGTGTATATGTTAATAAGATTAACGCATACATGAACGAAAATGTTTTAATTAAAGCTGAAACAGCTTCAGACGCTATCAACTTAGTAATGGAATATGTAAATTACGATATTACTAATAGCGTTAAAGATTTACTTGAAGGTGAAGCTAAAATCGAAGAAGGACGTAAAAAAGAGGAATCTGATATTTACGAGAGAATTGATTTTATTAAAAACGAAATTTCTAAAATATCAGAATTAGGAATGGATGAAATGGCTGAAATTAAAGAGGCTAAGAAAATTCTTAACGATTCACTTGAAGCAGAACAAGCTAAATTGAACGCAATGTTTAAAACAAAAAATGTTGAGGTTCATGAAGCTTCTGATGCTGATTACGTACCTGGTGAAATTAAAATGTCTGTAAAAACATATAAACCTGGAACTAAAGTTCAAGTTAATGCAGGACAATTTACTGAAGCTGGTGCAAAAGATATGATTAGTATTATACTTCCATCTAACGAAGTAATTGAAGTACAGAAGAAATATCTAGCGGTAGAACTATAATCTACACCTATCCCTTATATACTTTTGAATGGAGTCCTTCGGGGCTCCATTTGAAACTTGTACAGAACATCAGCATATAACTAATATTAAACACATGATATGGCAAAAGTATATTTACGAAATAAAGATTTAGTAGCAGAGATTATTAAATCTAAGGAAGCTGGGAAATTAACTCCCGAAGCAACCGAAATGTTAATATTATTATCGGAAAGAGCAATTCGAAAATTAAAATATAAAAATCCAGAAGATAGATTAGATTGCTTAGCATTCGCTCAATTAGATTTATTTAAATATTGGGATCGTTTTAAACCAGAGAAATCTACAAATGCATTTGCTTATTATACACAGATAGCTAAAAAAGGATATGCTAAAGGTTGGAATAAATTACATCCAAAGAAATATTCAGGAACTATTAGCTTATCAGGTGCATCTGATGACGGTGGCATATATTCTATATGAACATTAAAAACAACAAGCCTAAAAAAAATTCAGGGTACAGTCAAGGATATTTTCCGATTAATGAATGTCAGAAATATATTGGACCTGGCCCAATAATATATCGTTCCTCTTGGGAGCGAAAGTTTTGTATGTATTGTGAGTCAAATCCACAAATTGTTCAATGGTCATCTGAGCCAGTAAAGATTAAATATATAAACAGTCTTGATGGTAGAGAGCATTCTTATTTTCCTGATTATTATATGAAATTAGATAATGGTCAAGAATATCTGATTGAAGTTAAACCATCTTCACAATTACAAAAACCAAATCCACCAAAAAGAAAAACAAAAAAGTCAGTTGCAAACTATAAATATGCATACGAAATGTATGTGACTAATATGTGTAAAGTTCAATTTGCCGAACATTGGTGTAATAAACGAGGTTGGAAATTCTTATTAGTTACCGAAACATTTTTTAATAAAAAGTAATAATTCATGGGAGATAATATTAGAGGCGAAGCTTTTGCAGAATTACCGGAATTAGACGAAATCAAAGGTAACTTTGAAGCTTATGTTCAATTATGGGAGCGTAAATATGGTGGTGGAAATCAAGCAGCTAAATATGCGTATGAATGGTTCGAAGAAACTTTAGCAGATAGAGATTCCACTTATGTAGAATCGACTGGTGGACCTACATTAACATGGGGTAAGTTATATCATTTTAGATACGATCCAGTAACAAGAGATAAATTATCATATTTTGATAAATCTCCAATGATATTATCATTAGGCCAAGATAGAAAGGGATTAGAAGTTGGATTGAATTTAAACTTCTTACCTAAAGTTGCTAGATATTGGATGGTTGGACAGATATTTAAAATATACGAAAAATCTATTATTAATGCAACAAAGGGAAATAATTGGAGACGAGCTTCTGATCAAGAAGAGGTACAATTAGAATATAAATTATTAGAAGCGAATTTAGGTAAATGGGGATTAGGGCATTGTATACGTAGATATTACTTAAATAAGATGAGCGAATTGGCAGTTATTTGTTACGAAGATTGGATTAGAGCCGTAATGATTAACTGGAACGATTACGAAGGTATACGTGAAAATGATGTAAAAACTTTATATGAACAGTATATCGTAAAGTCACAAAAAAGATAGGAATATATAACTTAATAAAAAAAAGAAAAAATGGCAGGATTTGTAGAAAGAGGCGATAATGCGAGTGGACCTAGATTCGTTGCATCAAATGCCTTAAAACAGCTTAGTTCTTTTGGGATGAAATACGATGACATGGTTCTTCGTAACTCACAAGCCGTTGGTATTGTTGAAGATCAATTTGGATGGACTTATGACCCTAGAGGTTTAGTTGGTGGTGATTATGATGATTATGCATTATTTGCTAATTTAGCATTATCAGACATCGCTTTAAAGAAATCAATATCAGTATTCGATAAATCATACCCTAAGAAACGAGAGGAACTTAGGAGATTTGCAGTACAAGATGAAATTGAAGAAATATTAGATACACTTTGTGATGAGTGTGTCGTTTATGACGATAAAAATTATTTTTGTGATCCACTTTTATTTGATGACGATTTATTAGCTGCCGATAAAGTCGAAGAGATTAGAGGAGCAATATCTATTAATTTTAAAAGAATATATCAATATTTTGGTTTTAATAACGATATCACCGCTTGGTCATACTTTAGGAAGTGGCTAGTTGATGGTTATCTTGCGTTTGAGATAATATATGATAACGATCAAAGAAACGTTATAGGATTTAAAGAAATCGATCCAATAACGCTAGAACCTGGTATTGACGATCAAGGAAAACGAGTATGGAAACAATTTAAAGATGTTCCTGGAAAAGCTCGAATGTTATACGATTCACAAGTTATATACATATCGTATGCTAACATGAATTCGCCAACTCGAATATCTTATGTTGAAAGACTTATTCGTTCGTTTAATTTATTAAGAATCATGGAGCATTCTAGAATTATATGGGCAGTAGTTAATTCATCATTTAAAACTAAATTTATTATACCAGTTGGTGGTAAATCTAAAACAAGAGCAAAACAATCTCTTGGTGTTTTAATGCAAAACTATCGAGAACAAGTTGATTTTGATTATGATAGTGGAGAATTAAAAACAAATGGTCGTCCGATGATGCCATTTAATAAAGAATACTGGTTACCTGAAGGAGATGCTGGATCGCCACAAATCGAAACCATTGGTGGTGATGGACCTGATTTATCCGATACAGATTCTTTAAATTACTTCAAAGAAAATTTACGTAGAGTTTCTAAAATTCCGATGAATAGATTCGATGTTGAAAATCCTCCATCTTGGGAGATAAATGCAGAAGGATTAACTAGAGATGAAATTAAATTTGGTAGATTTATTAATCGTTTAAGATCGGTATTCCAAGAAATCGTAGTTAAACCTCTTTGGATTCAAATGACTTTAGATTATCCTGACTTAATGAATGATGATTCGTTCAAATCTCAAGTTGGTGTTAAATTTAATAAGTATAATGTATTTGAAGAAATGAAGGAAATGGAATTACTTCAAAAACGAATAGACTTTATTACTACTATGAAGGATGGATTAGTTGATTATGATCCTAATGGAAATGAAATAAAATACTTCTCTTCTGAATTCTTAATTAGAAGATTCTTAGATCTGAGTGAAGATGATATTAGAGCTAATAAAAAGATGAAGGATAAAGAACAAGAACAATTAGACGCAATGGCTGACGAGGAAGATAACATGTAATCCTATTTGTATAATTGAACAAAGATATATAATAAAAAGTTAAAATAATCTGTAAATAATGGATCAACCGAAATTATTGGTATTAGAGAGATCAACTTCGATCCTCGAAGCAAGTGCCGACGAAAAATATGTTTTGGAAGGAGTCTTTTCAGAGATTGGGAAAAAGAATAAGAACAATCGTATATATGATGAAAAGGAACTAATACCTCACATAGAATCATTACAAGAAAAAATAAAAAATGGAAAATTGCTAGGTGAATTAGATCATCCAAAACAATTTGACATCTCATTAAAAAACGTATCACACGTAATAGAAGATATTACTTATGACAAAGCTAATAAAGTTGTTAAAGGTAAGATTCGTTTATTAGATACTGAAGCTGGAAAACAAGCTAAAGCACTTGTTGACGGTGGAATTCCTATTCACATTTCTAGTAGAGCTGCTGGTGTTGTTGAGAACAATGGCCATGTAAAAATTAAAAAGCTTTTTACTTATGATTTAGTCGCTGATCCTGGATTTGAAAACGCTGAGTTAAAACGAGTTAATGAAGCTTACGGATTCGGTGAAGATGAGAACGTACAAATATACGAATTA